CTTGGATAATATTTATCAGCACCAGGGATAGGATAAAATCTGGTGCCATCTTTCGTCACAGGTTCAACCTCCACATGATCACGGAGGTTCACATCAATAAAGTTAAACATCAAAATCCTAAGTTATATTTGGTAAGCAGATAAGATTTAACAAGACCAGAGCGAACGATATCTTCAATCCCAAACTCTACGCAGGTGAACTCGCGCATGTTCTGTAGGATTTTAATGAAGTCTGCAATACCAGATTTCTCATTCTCTTTTACAAGATCAGTCTGAGTGATATCACCACACAGCATGATCTTAGAGTCTTCACCGATACGAGTAATCATAGAATCGAGTTCATGGAAGTTGAGATTACTGAACTCATCTACAATAACAATACAGTTATCAAGGGTAACACCCCTGATAAAACTTGTAGACCAGAAACTAATAGTTTCCTGTGCTCTGAGGTTATCATACAGCATATCGAATGAGTTGTCATCAGGCATACTGAACATGTATCGAACCATGTTCTTGTATGGAATCTGATAAAGTGCTGACTTATCTTCATGGTCTCCAGGAAGGAAACCAATCTCTCTAGTAGGTACAAGAGACCTTACAATGTAAATCTTATCATAAGGAGTATTTTCGTCAAGTACCTGCTGAAGAGCAAGATAAAGAGTGATGAAAGTTTTACCTGTGCCAGCAGCACCATGGAGAAGAATGTTCTGACCTTCAGCATATTGCTCGAATACAGTCTCCTGATTAGGAGTCAGAGGATTGATAGACACCATGTAGGATTTATCAATCGGTTTCTTTCTTCGGATCTGTTTTGCAGTCATGTTGGAGGGGACGGGATTACTTGTAGTATTCCTTTTACGGGCTCTAGGCATATCAAGTAAAGCGGCTCAAGTTTGCTCGGGGGTGTGCTTTCTGCACTTTGGACATCACTTCTTTGAATCCTTCAGATTGTTTGGGAGTACCGTAGGTTACCCCACCGACTCCTTCATTCCAATCTTTATCCCAGTCAGGATTTTCTGCCCGCCAGGTTTCGTATTCTTTCATGGTCATGTAGAGAGTTTGTTTCTCTCCAGTGACCTTATTTAGCACAGGGTAAGTAGGCATCTCAACACTCCTCTTTCTTGAATAGTTTGCGGCACTTTTTAACTTCTTTGAGTTCATCCTTAATCATCTGATAGGCATCTTCAGGTGATATTTTTCGTGCCATTTCCATGGCAGTGATGACTTCAACTCTAGTACCAAAATGTTTAAGTGCTTCTTCAAAACAATTTAGTTCTTCATACATCAGTCAATCCTCAATGATGGTTGTAAGCAGTTGCACTCATCAAGATGCTGGGTGCAACCGCAATCACCCTCAGGACACCATCCAAGCGCCTCAGAGACGACTGGGAACTGACAGATGAAATGCTGCTTGCAGAGTTCAGCAATGTCCATATGCTCCTTCTGGGTGCCATTGGCGGTCCTCAGATTGATATAATGAATCCATGACCTGAGATTTCCTGTCATGTAGAGTTTGGTTCCTACGGCGAGGGGAAGCACAAAACGAGCACACTCCTTTGCAATATTATCTTCAAGCATCTGCTGGTACAGGTTCATACCTTGCTCGAAGTGTTGCTGCATCAGGATCTCATACTTCTGCTTGACCCAAGGATCGATAGCATCAATAGAGTTCTGACGATTCTTGTGATCTTGGAGTCGGAGTTCTGGAAGGGAGATCTTCTCACCGAGTAGGGAAGAATCAGCATAGCGTTGTGAAAATTCTTGGAAGCAGAACGAACGATGACGCAAGATTTGAGCTGCCAGACCTCTGGTGGTAGTGATTTCCAGAGTCATTGTTGCTTGCTCAAACACAGACCAGTGCCCATGCTTGATACAATACTTCAGCAATCCTGCCACTTTAGGGTTCTCCTGATTAGCAGGATTGCTCACACGAGCAATGTATCCGATTGTCTTCTCTGCATCAGGAGTAACAGAGACCAAACATACTTTAGTCATTCTTTATCAATAAAAAGTCTAGCGAGTAAATACAAACCAAGTGCCTTGAAGTATCCAATAGTGGCGATGCCAAAGATACCTGGTAGCAACCAGTTCCATAATAGCATAATAATAGCAGGTTTGATAAAGAAAGCAAAGAACGTTGCTGCTACTTTAACTGCTGCTTCTTTATTCTGTTGCTCTTCTAACTCTTCCTGTTCTTCTTTTTCTTTCTCTTCAAATGCACGTTTATCGAAATAAATCGTCATTTGGTTTTCTTTGTCTTCGCGTTTGGATCGTTCCATAATTTAGGATTAACTCTCCCCTCAGTCTGAGTCATGTTTTTGAAGTCATGACGATAGTGATCCCAATAATGATCAAAGATATCTACTCGCTTATTAGCAGAGCAGATATCAAACTTCGTCATACCATCTTGTAGATATTCTACCATGTATGCGGTATAAGGCAATGAGCGGTCCTCACATAAAGAAGGGTCACAATCCTTATGGATCATTCTGATGCCCTTCCCCATCAGGAACGTCCTCCCCATTCGATACTAGGAAATGCTTCACTAATCACTGCTTTGGTGATTCGCTTATACTTGTCATTGATACGTCCATCCTTTGCAAGCACCAAAAGTTCTGCCTCTTCAGCAGCAAGACCTTCCAGAAGTTGAACAAACATAGACTCACGCTTCAGTGAAGGCAGTTTATCCTGACCACCTTTGAAGAAACGATAAAGACCACGATACTCTTGCTCAAGGCGAGTATGGTCAGTTCCTACAGGTGCATCATTAGGAGTGTAGGGAACATCTCCTTCTGGCATCAAAGAAATAATACTTTCATCGTAGTTAATAATCAACAACTGTCGAAGAGCAACTGTATTGTGCTTCCGAAGCAGTGAAATCTTTTCTGCTTTTGTCTTTGCATTGGAGACCTTTCTCAAAATCTCACTAAGCAGTAACCGAGGGTTACTGTTTTCCATATTGCGTGGCATGATTTACTCCTTTAATTAATCTTCATCATCCTCATCCTCAAACTCAGTCCAGTATTGTGTGTCTGGTCTGATGTAGATAAGTTCGTCATGTAACATGTCACCATTCTCATCAAACATTTCTGGATGTGTGACTGACTTGGCATAAGCAGCGTTTTCGATGAAGTCTTCAACGTAACCTTTTGCCAACCATGAAACAGTGATGCCGAGAATGAATGCGCCGATGGTAACTAAAACTACTAGTGCAATTAACATGGTTTCCCCCCTTTAACAGTTTACAATGATATGGAAACCAACCCCTCCTATGTCTTGAACTGATTAATATTTAGTCGTTAAATCAGATTGTTTTCCCTGAGATAGCGAACGGTTTCGGTGCATCCTCCGAGACGAGTTGTCTCTTTTAGAACTTGAGGAAAGGTACTACCATTACCAAACTGAGCGTAGAATTCTTCACGAGAAAAATCACGGTTCAGTTGCTTTTCAGTATAGGAGTAACCCTTACCTTCTAACACTTGTTTGATTTTAGTGCAATAAGGACATCCTGTCCTTGTGTATACAGTAAAATTCATAATACCTCTAGATGAAAAAAGGGACTCCGTAGAGTCCCATTGGGTGTTCCGACTTTTGTAGAGTGACCGCACGAAAGGTCACTCTACTATTTATCAGAAGCTGTACTTCAGACCGACTTTAGTACCATAGCCACGGTCAACAGAAGCGTCACCCGAACCTTGGAAGGAGACTTCACCGTAAGCACCCAGACCGTCGCTCAGAGCAACGCCCAGACCTGCCTTACCAGAAGGCACGGTGTCAGCAGCACCACCATCAGGGCTCTTGACAGTAGCACCTGCTTGGACGTAGTAAGAAGCAGACTCGCCAAGAGGACCTTCGTAGCCCACGTGCAGATCAGTATTGGTTCCAGTGTAGTTGCTACCAGTGAAACCCGAGTTTGCCTCTACGTTGACGTAGGGACCTGCAAGGGCAGCGGCGGGAGCGAATGCGAGAGCAGCAGCGGCTGCGAATGCGGTTTTGATCATTGTTGTTTTTCCTTGTAGTTACTTGCGGAATGGTTACCCGCAGATGAATAGGGATCCGACATATCCCGTTTTGTTACAGTTCGTAAAGCGCTTTACGAATCAGTATTTATACTAGCAGAATCTTCAGATTCTGTCAACCTTTGTTCGGTTCTCATCTTGTTCAGTTTCTTCCTTGCTTCTACAAAGCGTCTTGCATTCTCTGCTTTCTGCTCATAGAATGCACCGAGATCATACTGAACATCAATCAGAACATCACTGGGGTCTACAATCGAATCAAACTCAGCGTCAGCGTCACCAAGAAGTTTCTTCAATTCGTCTGGAAGGTTCTCGTTTTTAATCTTTGGTAGATCCATTAGACGATGTACTCTTCGTAACCGATTGCTTTTCTAGTATGCCATATAATGTTGCTGCTGTCAACCCCTGAACTGGTAGAAAGATCTAAGGACGATGCGATAATCCCCTCAGTGACAGTCGTAGTGACATTTTCTGTCGTAGTATTTTGTGTAGTGCCTCTGTTTCTAACATCATTGATTATCAACTCAGCATTACAATCATTGCCATCTTTATCACGGAAACACAGTCTACTATTACCATTTCTAGTAAATCCACCTGAGTTATCATCAATAACCAGATTATATGTTTGTCCTGCAGTTGCAGTAAAGACATAATCATCACTACCTTTCTCTTTACCTGCGGTCTGGACAAAGGTCTTACCAGCAATCTTGAGTTTACCTAATGCTGTGTCATACTCATTGGGATTATCATCCCACTTGAATAGAAGTTGTATCTGTCCCGTACCGATACCCGTAACAACAATATCACCGCTATTATTAAACTGTGCTTCGATAGCATTGTTAACTGTAGAGGTTGTTGACACTGGCGCTGTTGTAGATGATGCATTTCTAGTGATTGTCCATGCTACACCAGCAGGATTGTTTGACCAGGAGTCAACGTTGGTCCCACCCAATGCATTGTTGGTAACTGTTGCTCCAATGGTATGAGGACCTACAGCAAGGTTAGACAGCGTGTAAAGGGTGCTGGATGTGAAAGAGGTAGACGTTGCCACTGTCGCCCCGTCTAGGGTGATTGTAGCAGTGTTGTCTGCCTGCACTTCTAAAGTATAGTTGTCTGTTGCTGGAACGTCAATGTTCCAGACAGTCGATTGTGCCTGCCCAACATAAGTATTTGTATTAGATGGGAACACTGCATAGGTATTCATGAAGTCAGACCACAGATGAGTCGGTCCAGAGTATATCCAATCAGCAATTTCAGTGCTGATACCACATGCACTACCTCTACAGATTTTTAAGAACCATCCACCAGGATTCTGATTCCAATCATATGAATCTCCTGGTGGAGGTAACTCAAGGTTGAGGCATGAAACAGTTACTGTTATCTGACCTCTGTTTAAAGTTCTAGTAGTAGTATAAGGTACTGTATATGCTCCTGTAGAGAAAATACCACCAATAACATCATTGAACAATATATCAGTGGTATTCAATATTACTGATCCTCGGTCATCAGACCCAAAAGAAAATGCATATGTGCCTGTTTGTTCAATATTAATCACATAGGTAACTTCTTGTTCGTTACCTGCCAGGGTACAGACTTCAGGATTTGTCCAAACTCCATAGTTTCTACCATCGCCATTCCACTGATATTCGTCATAGGTAAACTCTGGATTAGTAATCTCATTAATAAAAAACTCTACATTACAATCATTGCCATCACTATCTGTCAAACACAACTTTAACCCATTGTTTTGAACATCGATAGGATTGTTTGATGAGTTCAATCCTGAGAATTGAAGATTATATGTTGCACCACCTACAACACTAATATATTTTTCTTGACTACCTTTCTCTCCAGAACGAGTCCAGGTGGTTGATGTTCCTGTATCATCAGTGATAGTGATTTGATTTACAGCAACTCCATAGTTATTAGGGTCATCATCCCATTTCATTCTCAGGTTTACATTTGCTCGTCCAGATCCTGTAGTGACAATAGCAGTACCTGCAGAGTTGAAAGCAACTGTCAAGTTATTTGCAGCAAGTCCAAACTTAGGACCTGCATCAACAGCATATGTTAGCGGTTTAGATTTTGCTCGCTGCGCTTTTGTTACCGCCGTACCATCATTAAGATAATATGTACGAGGTCTGATATTAATATCTTCGTCAAAAGGTGAGCAGGACTCAGAATCAAGTGTAGGAACAAAGAATACATCTCTCAGACCAAAGTCTGACGCATCGATTCCACCTTTTAGATTATTATTTTCTTCTACATCTCCATTTGAATAGATGTATCTACAGTCAAAATATGTACCATCTGGTTTCTGCTTACACTCCATGGTAACCAAAACCTTTGGAGGTTCACCAATGAGATTGCCAATACCATACCACCAGTTAGATGGTTCTGAAAATACAGGTACATACTTATCACCTTCAGGTACTATGATAGTCCTATCCCTTTGTTCCTCTGCTGGAGAGTCACAAATAGGACCAAAGTATCCTTCAGGATAATAAAAAGACATTAAAAAAGAGGGTTGTTACACCCTCTATTTATTTTATAGTGCGTTGCCCCTCGGGAGCACTTCCTCTGGAAATACAAAATTTTCATGAGGTTGGTCAACTGGTGCTAACCATGCTCGAAGACCTTCATTCAGAAGGATGTTTTTAGTATAGAAAGTTTCAAACTCTGGATCCTCCGCCGCTCTGATCTCTTGAGAAACGAAATCGTAAGCACGAAGATTAAGAGCCAGACCAATGATGCCAATCGATGATGTCCAAAGTCCCATAACGGGAACGAATAACATAAAGAAATGAAGCCAGCGTTTGTTGCTGAAAGCAATGCCGAAGATCTGAGACCAGAATCGGTTTGCTGTAACCATTGAATAAGTCTCTTCTTCCTGAGTAGAATCGAATGCCTTAAAAGTATTTGCCTGCTCACCATCTTCATACAATGTGTTCTCTACTGTAACACCATGGATGGCAGAAAGCAATGCCCCACCCAGGATACCTGCTACGCCCATCATATGAAAAGGATTCAGGGTCCAGTTGTGGAATCCTTGGAGGAAGAGCAGGAACCTGAAGATTGCTGCGACCCCGAAGGAGGGAGCAAAGAACCAGCTGCTTTGAC